GACTTACAGGCAACCATTGACAAGCTTAATGCTGCTGCTGAAAAGTTGGCTAAATCTATTGCTGCGGTTCAGAGTCAGTATAAAGATGGTTTTGATACGCTAGCCAATGGTGCAAAAAAAGCAGGCACAGAAATAAATAACAACCTCAGCGGTTCTATTGATAAAATATCTGATTCTGTATCGGGGTTAGATAATAGCGGATTTAATTCTATAAGCAAGGGAGCAAGCGAAGCGGCATTAGAAATAAACAATAACCTTAGCGGTTCTATTGACAAAGTATCAGAGAACATAGGCGCAATGCGTACTGACTCAAATAAGGGTTTTGGCGCAATAGCGAATGATGTAAGCAAGGTGTCTGAATCGGTGGCGGCTGACCTTGGTAATTTATCCAGTTCCGTAACGTCTGATGTCAACAAAATATCTAGCGCAATATCTGACTTAGACAATAGTGGATTCAACTCCATAGTTACCGGAGCGAATGAGGCGGCATCAGAAATCAATAACAACCTAAATGGTTCCATTGAGAACTTGTCGGAGAATATCGATGAGGTTTTTACCGATTCAAAAAAAGGTTTTAATGCAATAGCAACAGACGCAACTAAGGCATCTGAAGCAATAGGCGGTATTAAGATAGAACCTCTTAAACCCAAGATTGAAACAGAAGAAGCGAAAGAAGAGGTTGAAGAGCTTTCGGATTATATTAAAAAACTAATTACTTTACTTTCTGGCGTCCAAGCGCAAAGCAAGACCTCTTTTGAAAAAACAGAGACGGCAATAAAGGAAGTCCAGAAAGAAACCAAGAAGGCAAACAATACTTTTAAGGAAACAAAGACGAGCATTGAGGGGGTTCGCCAAGAGACCGAGAAGGCAGCGAATTCTTTCAAGGACTTGGCAAGTAGTGCGAAATCATTTGCCCTTGTTTCTCTTGCCCTTGATACGGCAAAGGATGCCTTCACCGCAAACCAAGCAGTAGCAGACGTATTTAATACCGCTCTTGGTGCTGTTCAGTTATCGGTATCACGAATTTTTGATTCTATCACAAAGGGCACTCCCTTGAATCTTGGAACGGTTATTTCTGATTCTCAGGAGATTGTTAAATTAGAAAACCAAGCAGCTCTTGCGGCAGCAAAGAGAACAGAGGTTCAGTTATCGTATCAGTTGCTTGCCGAACAAGCCCGCCAAGAACGAGATAACGAATTCAATAGTATAGAATCAAGAATTGAAGCAAACGACATTCTAAACGATATTCTAACCGAGCAATTAGAAAAGGAAAAAGCATTGGTAGAACAAGTCGTTGCAGCCACCCAAGCGCAATACGAGAAGATACCAAGTATTGAAAACGAGGTTGCATTAATTCAGGCACGTACCGAATTGGTAGATATTGAAGAGCGTGTTGCAGGTCAGCGTTCTGAGTTTCTGATGAATCAAATGTCCCTTAACCGGGAGATGGTTACCTACAATGAACTCATCCAAAAAAACGGGGATGTTATTTATGATGAATACGTTATTATTTCAGGTATTGAGGAAAACCGAAGAAAGGCATTAGACCTTGAGTATAATAAGCAGGTAGAGATTCTTGACATAGAGATTGAGATTGCTCACCAACGACTTAAAAGCGCAGCAGAAGGAACCGTAGCGCAACAAGAGGCATACGATGCATACTTGCAATTATTACAGGATAAATCGGCAGCAGAATCCCAATACGCACGAGATAGCAAGGAACTTGACCGAGAGGTAACTGCTGCAAAGTTTCAAATGGCAAAAGACGGCATTGCGGCAATAAGTGCCTTGTCTGCTGCTTTTGCAAATGAAGACGAAGAATCTAAAAGGCGGCAGTTTGAGTTTCAAAAGAAATTATCACTTGCAACTGCGGTTATTTCTGGTATTGAAGCAGTTCAGAACGCATACACTACCGCACAAAAGTCTCCGTACACCGCTGCCTTCCCTGGTTACCCTTATGTACAGGCAGGACTTGCCGCAGCGTTTAGCGTGGCGCAAGTTGCGTCAATCGCACGAACTCAATACGATTCACCAGATACCAACTTTGACACCGGAGGTTCCGGAGCGCCCTCGCAGCCACAATTAACTCCTCAGTTTAATGTCGTTGGGCGTTCGGGCATTAACCAATTAGCGCAAAGCGTTAACGAGAGAAACCAACAACCTATTCAGGCGTATGTGGTTGCCGGTGAGGTTACCAATGCACAACAATTAGCAAGACGCAGAGCAAGAACCGCAACATTCGGATAATGAAAAAAGTAATTGAACTTGTCCTTGAAGAAACCGAAGGACTAAACGGAATCAACGCAATATCAATCGTTGAACACCCAGCGATTGAGGAGAACTTTATCACCTTGGCTAAGGAGTACGAGGTAGAGTTCAAGGCGCAAGACGAGGAAAAGCGTATCCTGATGGGCGCTGCTTTGATTCCAAACAAAACAATCTACCGCAACCAGGGAGGCGAAGAGTTCTACGTGTATTTCTCAAAGGAGACGGTACGCAAGGCATCTGAGTTGTTCCTAATGCGTGGATACCAAGGAAACACCACCCTTGAACACGCAGCGGAGTTAAGTGGTTTGTCGGTTGTGGAATCTTGGATTGTTGAAGACCCGCAAAAGGATAAGACGGCTATCTACGGATTGGAACTTCCGGAGGGTACCTGGATGGTATCTATGAAGGTGAACAACGATGACATCTGGAATAACTACGTTAAGACCGGACGTGTTAAGGGCTTTTCCATTGAAGGGTACTTCGTTGACAAGATGCAGATGGAATCTCACTTGGAGCGCATCGAGGAAGAGGAAGCAGAGTTTATGCTTTCCAATATAATCGCCAAGATTAAAAAGGATGGTCGTTTAAAGAGCAAGAAGCGAATCGAAATGGAATCGTATACGGATTACCCGGAAGCGGTTCGCAACAACGCAAAGCGAGGAATTGAACTAAACGAGAAAGGCGGTAACAAATGCGCTACGGCAGTTGGCAAGATTCGAGCGCAACAACTCGCAGACGGACGTGCAATATCGGTAGAGACCATTACCCGTATGTATTCGTACCTATCCCGTGCAGAGGCGTACTACGATGAAAGCGATACCGCTGCTTGTGGTACTATTTCCTTCCTGCTATGGGGAGGTCTTGCCGCAAAGCGTTGGTCAGAATCTAAATTAAAAGAATTAGGTAAACTATGAAACAGACTCCAAGCCGTTCCTCACCAAAAGGAGACAAGCGTGGTTGCTTGTGCAAGAACAACACCTACTCAAAGAAGTGCTGCGATGGTTCGCTCCAGGCACAGGGAGTGGGAGTTACCGTCAAAGTCCCAACCTAAAAATGTAACAAAACCAATTAACGAGTAATTTGAATTATGAAAGCAACAGAAATTTTCCAGAAATTCTTTGCCGAGCTGTCCGCAGTTGAGACATCCGAAGTTGAGTTGGCGCAAGCCAAACTCGATAACGGCACCGTCCTAGAAGCTGAATCATTTGAGGCAGGCCAACCCATTTTCATCGTATCAGAGGAAGACCGTATTGCAGTCCCAGTCGGTGAGTATCAAATGGAAGATGGCCGCATTTTGGTTGTAGTTGAAGAAGGTGTTATCGGTGAAATCAAAGAAGCAGCAGCCGAGGTAGAAGAAGAAGCTCCATCAGTAGAGGTCGAGGTTGAAGCAGCCGTAGAGCCAACGATGGAGGACAAAATCAAGGAGATGGTTATGCCACTCATTGAAGAGATGAAAGCTGAGTTATCAGCAATCAAAGAGGAAATGGCAAAAAAGAAGCAAGAGATGTCTAGCGATATGCCTGCTGCTATGCCCATCCGCCACAACCCAGAAGCAGCACCTGCCCCTGCACGAGTGAACCTCGCACAGAATGCCCCGGAGTCTGCTCTTGACCGAGTTCTTGCCCGTATTAACAAATAAATCAATTAAACAATGCCCACGACTACTTCAATCACCACGACCTATGCTGGCGAATTCGCTGGCCGTTACGTGGCCGCTGCTCTTTTGAGCGCACCTACCTTGGACAAAGGTCTCATCGAGATTATGCCCAACGTATACTACAAATCCGTTATCCAAAAGGTTAACACAGACGACATCCTGAAGGACGCTACTTGCGACTTCGACCCAACATCTACCGTGACCTTGACCGAGCGTGTTTTGACCTTGGAAGAGTTCCAAGTTAACTTGCAGATGTGCAAGAAGGACTTCGAGCAAACTTGGCAGGCCGTAGAGATGGGTTATTCTTCTTTCAAGAATGTACCTGCTTCTTTCACCGACTTCATCGTTGCCTACGCTGCTGAGCGTGTTGCTGCTCGTATCGAGCAAAACATCTGGGCTGGTGTTAACGCATCTGCTGGTCAGTTCGCAGGATTCCAAACTTTGTTCGCTGCTGATTCTGACGTTATCGATGTAACCGGTACTACCGTTACTGCTTCTAACGTAATCACCGAGTTGGGTAAGGTAGTTGACGCTATCCCTGCTGCTCTTTACGGTAAGGAAGATTTGTACTTGTACGTTCCTCAGAACGTGGCTAAGGCCTACGTACGTGCTTTGGGTGGCTTTGCCGCTTCAGGAGTAGGTGCAAACGGTGTTGACAATGCTGGTACCACTTGGTTCAACAATCAGGAGTTGTACTTTGACGGTATCAAAGTTGCCGTTGCAAATGGTTTGTCTTCTAACAAAATGGTGGCTGCACAGAAGTCAAACTTGTTCTTCGGTACCGGTTTGTTGAGCGACAAGAACGAAGTTCGCCTGATTGATATGGCTGACATCGATGGTTCTCAGAACTTCCGCTTGATTATGCGTATGAGCGCTGGTATCCAATACGGTATCGGTAGCGACATCGTTTACTACGGAGCTTAATTAATTTCAAAAATCCTGATAGGGGTGGTGGTGTAATGACGCCCCACCCCTTTCTTTTTTAAACCAACTAAAAAAACAAAACAAAATGGCTTGTGCATTATCCCTTGGCCGAATCGAACCTTGCAAAGACGTTGTAGGTGGCATTCAGGCGGTTTACTTTCTGAACTATCAGAATCTTACGGTTACCTACGATGTAACCAATACAGACGCTATCGATACATTGGGTAGCGGTTTGACGGCATACAAATACGAATTGAAGGGTACGTCTTCTTTTGAGCAGGCAATTACTTCAAGCCGTGATAACGGAACTACGTTCTTTGACCAAACCTTGAACCTGACCTTGCACAAGTTGAGCAAGCAATCACACAAGGAAATCAAGTTGATGGCTTACGGCCGTCCTATCGTAATTGTAGAAGACCGCAACTCTAACTTCTTCGTTGCAGGTTTGGAACACGGTTGCGAGGTTACCGGAGGAACAATTGTTACTGGTGCTGCTATGGGCGATATGTCTGGTTACACCTTGACCTTGAACGGACAAGAGCAGTTGCCTGCAAACTTCTTGGACGGTACTTTGGCTGCTTCTGGTATTTCTACGATTGTCTCCGGTTCAGATTTTTAATGACCTATGGAAAAGGCATTAAAGATTATGAATGAGATGCAACCACGCAAGATTGACCTTGCGGCAAAATGGTTGCAGGTATGGGAAGCTGAAACAGACAAGGCAACTGGAGTTTTTGGAATTGTTCCCGCTTTGGAGCGTTTCATAAACGAGGCAAAAAACAACATTCAACAACACGGAATGGTTGCTGAAAAAATGAAGCCGTTTATTGATTCAGCAAAAGAGCTTGGTGCAGAAAACATTGTTGCTGACATCAATAGTCAGTTGCAAGAGAATAAAAGATACGCACAACAAGACCTTCGTTTAATCCAAGCCCTTGAACGTGCTTTGCAAGTGGCAAAAGAAATCTGAAATTACCAAACAAACACAATTAAGAGAGCCATCCTTCGGGGTGGCTTTTTTAATTAAAACAAAAAGCAACAAACGAGTTATTTGTAAGATGAACATTTTAACTACAAGCGCATCAGCGCAAAACTTAGTAATCATCCCTCGCTCGTTTCCTGCTTCTGTATCGGCACGGTTAACGAACGAATCCACCAATACCACCCAAACGCAAACAATCGCACCTACAAGCGCAAATGGGTATATGACGTTGAATGCTGCTTGGACTTTAAAGGAAGCAAACTTTTACCTATTGGAGGTATTTGATGGCGTAAATTTGATATACAGAGGTCGTGTGTTTTGCACGAACCAAACAAACTTCGAGAAGTTCACGGTAAACAATGGCGTTTACACGCAAGAGCAGGCAGGAGATAACACGTTCGTAATTATATGAGCAACATACGATTTATGGCTCTCAACTCCTACGTTAAGCCGCAGGTGAAAGAGGTTAGTGGAAAGAGTTGGATTGAGTACGGAGATGATAACAATTATTTCCAGTACCTAATCGACCGCTACAACGGAAGTCCTACAAACAACGCTATTATCAATGGCGTTATTGATATGATTTTTGGTAAGGGTCTTGCAGCAACAGACGCAGCACAAAAGCCAGATGAGTACGCAATGATGATGGGCTTGTTCACTAAGAACTGTGTCAAGAAGGTTGTTAGCGACTTTAAGATGATGGGCAATGCTGCCTTTCAGGTGATTTACAACCAAGACCATTCCAAGATTGTAGGTGTTGAGCATATCCCGGTAGAAACCTTACGAGCTGAACGTGCAAACGAAGACGGATTTATTCCCGCTTACTACTACGCTAAGGACTGGAATCGTGTAGCACAACGCAAAGAGGTACCTGTACGCATTGAGGCGTTTGGTATGTCCAAAGCAGGAATCGAGATTCTATACATCAAACCATACAAGGCAGGATACTACTACTACGCACCTACGGACTACCAAGGTTCCTTGCCTTATGCCGAATTGGAGGAAGAGGTAGCCAATTACCACATCAGCAACATCAAGAACGGCCTTGCACCGTCTATGCTGATTAACTTCAACAACGGAACACCAACAGAAGAAGAGCAGACGTTGATTGAAGCACGTATTGCGGATAAGTTCTCCGGTAGCTCGAATGCCGGTCGGTTTATCCTGGCCTTCAACGACAATAAGGAACTCGCAGCAACAATCGAACCCGTACAATTATCGGACGCAAGTGAGCAGTACCAATTCCTTTCGTCTGAATGTACGCAGAAGATTATGGTAGGCCACCGTGTAACGTCTCCGATGCTTTTGGGCATTAAGGACAATAGCGGTTTGGGTAATAATGCTGACGAATTGAAGACGGCATCTATCCTGTTCGATAACGTGGTTATTAGACCATTACAGGAGATTATACTTGATGCAATAGAGCAAGTGCTATCTTACAACGGAGCGTCTCTAAACATCTATTTCAAGACGTTGCAGCCGTTGGAGTTTAAGGAGGAGATTGTTGCTCCTGCCGAGGTGATTGAGGAAAATACAGGCGTTGAGGATAGCAGCGTTGCTTTGTCTGCTGACGTATCTGATGAGGTGCTAAACGAAATGTTTGAAACGCTAAACGAGTTTGGCGAAGACGAAGACTTAAACAACTGGGATTTGGTGGACGAACGTCCGGTGGATTACGAGCAGGAGGAATACTTGGATTCTATTTTGCAGTTTGCCAAGACCGGGGAAGCATTCCCGAACGCAAAGAGCGAGCAAGACGGAGAAACCAAAGACGGACGCAAGTACAAGATTCGCTATTCCTACGCTCCGGGAACCACCAAGACCAATAGCCGTGAGTTTTGTAAGATGATGGTAAACGCAAAGAAGGTCTACCGTAAGGAGGATATTCTGCGGATGCGTAAGCAGGAAGTTAACGCAGGATTTGGCCCACGTGGTGCATCAACATACGACATCTGGTTGTACAAAGGAGGCGCACGTTGCCATCACTTCTGGATGCGTAAGACGTACCTGGCAAAAGCCGAAGGCGTAACTCCTGACGCTAAAAACCCGAATGCTGACGTATCGGTAAACCAAGCTCGCAAGGCAGGTGTAAAGCCAGAGGTGAACAATCCAAAGGTTGCAAAGCGCCCAGTTGATATGCCGAATCAAGGATTCTTAAAACCACGCAAATAATGCCAACTGCTCTTTTCATCAAGCGTGAGGATATTGTCCGCAACACGGTAATCTCCGGTAACGTAGATACGGATAAGTTTATCCAATTTATCAAAATTGCCCAAGAGATTCACATCCAGAACTACACGGGTACGAAGTTGTACGACAAGATTTCTGCGGACATCATTGCCAACACACTTGCGGGTAATTACCTATCATTGGTAACCGACTACTTGCAGCCGATGCTTATCCACTTTGCGATGACAGAATACCTGCCGTTTGCGGCCTTTACGGTGGCTAATGGTGGTGTATACAAGCATACGAGCGAGAACGCAACAAACGCAGAGAAAATAGAAGTTGACTACTTAGTTGAAAAGGAGCGCACGATAGCCAAATACTACACGGAGCGCTTTATCGACTATATGTCTTTTAATCAATCCCTTTTCCCGGAATACAATGCAAACGTCAACGAAGACATCTACCCGGACAGAGATTCCCGCCCGGCATCGTGGGTACTATAAGGTAAAGAGCGAGAATCTAATCAAATTACAAAAGTATCTCGATGGAAAGTCCAAATAATACAATTCAATGGGGACAAGGTTCCGCCTACAACGAAATCGGTTGGGGGCAGGGCTATGTCAACAACATCAACTGGGGATTGATTCACCCGAACTCCTGGGGGCATCCAGAAACGAACCTAACGGGTCAGAGCGGTGATGCTTATGATTTCTTTTACTTACAACGTGTAACGGCAGCAGGTGGCTACTACGAGGGTAGTGCTTGTGCAGTTGCTAAAATCGATGCTTGGTTATAATTATGGGCTTCGTTTATAAGTGGCACGACAACTCAAATGGCAAATACTATATTGGTAGCCATTGTGGTGACTTATCAAGTAAGTACATAGGAAGCGGGATTGCGTTTAAGCGGGCGTATAAAAAAAGACCAGAGGCATTTGAGCGTGAAATACTTTACGTTGGAAACGACTACCAAGAACTTGAAGAGTTGATTCTTTTGACTCTTGATGCAGCAGCAGACGAGAAATCGTACAATATGAAGAATGCCGCAATGGGTGGCAATATGGGGCCAGAGGGAATTGAGAAGATGAGGGCCAAGGTAACTGGCAAGAAAGCGTCAGAAGCCACACGGGAAAAAATGAGAAATAAAATAGTCACCCAAGAGACAAGGCAGAGGATGTCAAAATCATTTGTTGAGTATTCTATTTATTGCGAACTAAACGGGAAGACATATTTTAGTGCCAACGAAGCTGCATTAGATTTAGGTTATTCAGCCATATACATTAGGCAGATGGCTAATAACAAAAAGAGGAACAGGTTACAACTACAAAGAATAGATAAAAATGAGTAATAGTTTTTACGATGAAGCGTCTTGGGTACTGATACCCGAAGGAATCAAGGAGGACGTAGTCTACGCCCAAAAGCCAACCGATGGATTGGGGGATTTGACGTTCACCCGTGCCTCTGATGCCACCCGTACAAATTCGGCAGGGGTGATAGAACGTACTCCTTGGAATTTCTTTCAAGATTCCGAAATGTTCTCAACCGCAAACTGGGGAAAACTCAATAGTTCAGTATCTGCAAATACAACAACCGCCCCAAACGGAACACTGACTGCTGATACGCTTGTTGAAAATACTGCAAATTCAACTCACATAGCACTTCAAATAACGGCTGGGCAAATATCTGGAAATACGTATACCGCATCAATATACGCAAAAGCGGCAGGTCGTTCTTGGATTGGATTGTTCAATAATGCTGGTGGAACTGGAAATGCTTTTTTTGATTTATCAAATGGAACAGTTGGAACCGTTTTAACTGGTTCGGCACAAATACAATCTGTTGGTAATGGTTGGTACAGATGCTCAATCACATTTGTTCCGACAACAACGGGCACTTTTAATATACAAGTAAGAATTGCCTCAGCTGACAATGTTCCAACCTACACAGGTAACGGGACATCGGGCATCTTCATTTGGGGCGCACAAATAGTAGAAGGCACAGACGCAAAGCCCTACTTCGCAACTACCAACCGCCAAGATGTACCACGACTTGACTACCGCAATGCAGATGGGACTGTAAGCACTTGTCCTCGCTTGTTGCTGGAACCCCAACGCACCAACTTGGTACCTAACGGAGTTTTATTTAATTCTTTAACTGGAGTTAGTTATGATAGCACCGTAACTGCATCTCCTGCTCCAGGAGTACAAAACGCTACCAGAATTACTAAAAATGAGGCTGCTGGTAATGTGCGCTATGCCAATCAAAATGCATCGGCTACTTTATTGGCTGGTTCATCAGTCTATACGTTAAGTAGATACTTTAAATACGATGGCTTTGATTTTCAAACTACAATGGAATATAACAATGCTGGCAACTGGGGCGGTGTTTCGTGGACTGTTCCTATTAATATAAGTTCTACATCCATAACGATAGGCACCCCGACTGCTTGTACTGCCACTATTGTTAATATGGGAAGCGGCTGGTATCGTGTTACTGCTACGATTACTACTGGAGCTATACCTGTTGGCTTTCCTACCTATCTAATGCGTTTACCTTCTACCCTATCTACTGGGCAGGGATTCTTGACCGCATTACCTCAACTTGAATTGGGGGCTTATGCTACTACGTTCATTCCTACCACTACGGCAGCGGTGACAAGGATTGCGGACGCTGCAAGTAAGACGGGCGTTTCTTCGCTTATTGGGCAGACGGAGGGGACTTTGTTTGTTGATATTACTTTAACTTCAAGGTCAAGTTTTTCTTATTTTGCTATTGCTCCAAACTTGGGGGCTACAAATACATACATTGGTATAGGCATAAGTGCAAGCTCAATATCTTTTGAGGTTGTTAATAGTGGCATCCAAGTTGCTTACAGCTTCCCAAACACCTCTACGGGTAGTTTCAAATTAGCATTTGCTTACAAAGCAAACGATTTTGTTGCCTATGTAAATGGGGCACTTGTACACACTGACACAAGTGGAACGGTTCCAACGTGTAGCCAAATTGGGCTAAACGCATATAACAATGCAGCTTCTTGGAACTATAACCAAGCCGCCCTATTCCCGACACGCCTAACCAACGCCCAACTCGCACAACTCACCACGTTATGACCTATCTAAAATACGCTTGGCCTACCGAAGGCCAGTTCATTACCGATATGCTTTCCGCAGGATTCGCAGAAATGAACGAAGGTGAGGTATCTTTTGTGAATTGTGCCGTACATCAAATCGGACTTGTGGAAAGCGACCCACGTTGGGCGGTAGATATCATTTGGGTAGCACCATCCGAATTCCAACAATACGTTGTTTGGCCTGCTCCGAATAGCGCAGTTCATTGGTTTGCGGGATGGGAATCAGCATACGCACAAGCATACTGCGAGGCCAATCCGACACTTTGTAACGAAGCAACAGGCGAATAATGAAAACAGACAGTACAAGTGCGGTAGCGACCTCTTGGAGTTTAGCGGTAGGTGGATTAACGATAGCCGAGGTGCATCAAATAGCAGGTCTATTCGTAATGCTGACCTCTTTTGTGTACACCTTGTGGCGTTGGAATCGGGATATTAAGAATGATAGATAGATTATTTAGAAATCCAAAAACAACGCTTATCGGCCTTATCCTGATTTCCTTTGGTGGAATCTTGGTTTGGTTCGAGAAAGCGTCTTTAACAGAGTTTAGTGCGTTTATAATGGGCGGGTTTGCCTTAATGATGAGTAGAGATGGCGAAGCAACAGGAGCAAACAAAAATCAAGAAGTCAAAAAGAAAACTGGGAAGGCACACCAAGAGCCAGAACAAAAGGGTGACGAGTAAGACCTACCGGGGTCAAGGTCGTTAAAACCATCATTAGAGCAATAAAAGGCACCTAATGATACTTAAAAGTAACAAAATACATAACCTATGCAACTTTCAAGGGACTTTATACTTTCTGAGTTTACAGATACCGATACCGGGTTACCGAACGTACCTGGTCAGGAAGAAATCCGTAACCTAAAG